TGAAACAATAGTAATAGTAAAACAAAAAAGAGAAATTATTCAAAAAATAGCATTTACTAAGTTTGAAAAATTAGAAAGTTTAATTTCAAAGTGCCCTGATATGATGAAATATGAAGATAGTATCATTCACAATATATATACATTAAGTAAATGGATAGACTTTATATTAGGTTCAAATAAATACAAACTCGATAGATTAGTATTAGATGAGAATCATAACGGTATTGGTATATTCTTAGAAAATAATATTTATATTACATTCCCAAAACTATCACAATTTTCATTAATTAATTTAATAGATATATGTAATATAAAACATATAACTTTCTTAGAGGATATACAAAGTCAAGTATATAATATTAAAATAGATGATATAAATATTTATAAATTATTCCAAAAAAAAATAAAATTAATATCTTTTGGAATGGATATTGGAGTAATAGAACAATCAAATGATCAATCAAATGATATATTAAAATCCATATATACTGTTCCTAAAGTAAAATACTCTGTTCCACCAAAAATACCAATTATGATAAAAGATAACTTTATAAAACAATCCAATAGTTTGAAGAATAAAGATAAAGAATGGTATAATACTAAGAAAACTATATTAGGAAGACTAGTAAATGAATATAACAAACTGGTTTCATCTAACAAAAATAAAGAAACTAATATAAATAACTTATATGATAAGTTTAAATATCTAAAGGAACCAAATAAAGTAATTACTCTCTTACAAGAATTACCTTTGAATAGAAAAGACAAATTAGAAGAAATATACAAACAACATTTATTAGAAAAACCATATTATCAAAAAGATAATAAAATTTATGAGGGTTATAGAAATAAAGAATGGATATTTACACAAAAAGTAATATTAGAACCAGCATTCAATAAAGTTAAATATCCAAAGAACATTAAATTACCAATTAAAGAACCAGATGTATCACAAGAAATTATAAATAGCGTTTATATTTCAGATGAAAAAGATATACCAGATATGTTGAATATTAATAAACTTAAAAATGAAATTTTACCTTCTACTAAGTTTAAAAATAAATTTTGGAAATCATTTACTATTGGTTATTACAATAAATATACAAGAGATAGTTTAATAAATGTAATTATATGGATTGCTAAGAGTAAAGGAATATTATTCTCCAAAGAAGATTTAACATATTATTTACGTAAGTATGTTTATGACATATTAGAAAGTAAAGAAAATATAGAAAATATAGAAAATATAAAAAATATAGAATATCTATTTAATGATCCATCTATGTTTTATGAATGGAAGAAAAATATAAATATAAACTTTAGAAATATTGGTGAATTAGTTAAATATGTAAAAAAACAAAATACAGAAGAATTATTAAAAAGATGGAAAAAGATAGTTAATAGTAATGAATTATGGATACAAAATATAGATTTAAGTAATATAAGTAAATTATTAGATATTAGTTTCTTAGTATTCCAAAAATCAGGTTCTATAATAGACAGTACAAACTTTATATCAAATATGAAAAAAAATAATCGTTGGTTATATAATCCTGTTTTATTATTATACCGTGAAGTTTCAAATGACAATACTCATTCTATATATAATGTTATATGTAATATTGATAAAAACATTTGTTACTATTCACAAGGACAACTTATTCCAAATGAAATAAAAAAATTAATTACAACACTATATAAATAGAGTTACATTATTTACATTATTTATTTTTATTCAATTATAATATCAGGTATATTAAGTTTCTTTGTTCTTGTATTTCTCTTAGTAGTAATACTTGGTATCTCCAACATTTCAACAGAACAGTTATTATCTTCTTCGCTAATTACATTTTGTTGTCTTACAAAGTTATTCTTATCTTTAATAATATTAACAAATTCTTCTTCATCTAATAATATTTGACTAAATCCAGTACCACAAGGAGGTAATTGACCTAACATAATATTTGCAGATACACCATTAATCCTATCAATATCACTAAAGATACTTGCTTTAATAAGCATATCAGTAGTTTCTTCAAATGAGGATTTAGCTAATGGTCCAACATCACCACGGTTAATTCCATGACGGTCAATAGACATAAGAGCTCCTTTACAAGTCATAGTATCAACAAGTAAAGATAAATGTCTGTAGTTGAGAGAACTTTCTTTAATAACATCCATCATTTCTTCATATAGTGCATTACGTGCTGCTTCAATACCAAGAACACTATATATTTCGTTGATATCATTAGTTTTAGTTCTATAAGAGTCGATATTAGGATTTGAAATAATTTCTACAAAATTACTTCCATCTGTATCTAATATCCATTCAGAAACCTTTTCAAACTTTTGAATTTCAGAATTATATTTAATTCTATTATTTTGTCTCATAGAAACCTTTTTAATTTTTTGAATTCCTTTTAGAAGAATAGTATGAACGATATTATATTCAAATGCTTTTAATGCTGCTACCATATCTTCTGAATCAACATCTTTAATAGCATTTTCATAAATTCTCATATGGAATATAAGTTCTTTATCGTTATCATCAGAGAATATACAATCAAGAACCTTTTCATAGTTTTGATAAATCTTCATATAAATATCAATCATAGTTAGATGAACTCTTTTAAGTTTTTCTTTACTAAATTTCATACGTATAACCCAAGGTGATAAACTGTTACATTTTTCAGTATTAGCATTAAATTTAGCAAACTCACGATATACAGCCAATATTTCATTATCATTTTCAATACTGCTATTTAATCCAGTTGTGCTTGGAGGGTCCCAGTATATTTCTGTGCTTTCTAATATATCATATATTCTTGTAATTTCAAGTTGATGTAATACTTTTAGTGTTTTTTCTTTTGCTTCCATTAATCTTACATCGCTAACATTCCCTTCTTTATCTTCTGTATAATTTGATACACTTGAAATATCAGGTTTTAAGTATATAGTTAGTGTAGGAGTTTTAATATTTTTGCTGACACTTAATAATTCCTTAAGACGAGGAACACCAGAAGTTGCTTTTACAGCAGCAGCAGTTCCAGATACGTGGAAAGAGTCTAATGTCAACTGTGTAACTGGTTCGCCGAATGACTGTGCTGCAATAATACCTACCATTTCTCCTGGTGCTGCAATTGCTTCAATAAAGTATCTCTTAATTTCATCAAATATCCAATCAACTGTTTCTTTTTGCATATGATACTTACAAATAAAGTCTTTAGGAGATATATTAGCTCTAATAAGAATATACAAGAACTCAATACCCTGGTAATTATCAATAATATAAAGACTATCTTTACCAGAAATAAGAGTATTCATTTTATCAAGAATATATTTTGGAGTAACGTTAGAAGGTAGAGAATCTAAACCCATATCCTTCATACGATTATAAGCATTATTAATAATTCTTGTAAATGGAATGGGATATTCAATTTTATTATTTTGTTCTCCCTTGAATATTTTTTCAATAAGGAATTTTTTGTCTTCAATAATTTGTTCTAAATATTTTTCCATATCTTTCTTAAATGATTTATCCTTTTTAAACTCTTCATAAGCTTTATCTGTAAGTAGTAACTTCATATTATCTTGTTCGTTTATCATATATTTGTTATATATTCCAGCAATATCCATATCTATGTAAGGAATTGTTTGTTTTTCAATTTTAGTGCCTTCAATACCGTCTTCTCCATATACAAATTGAATAATAGAGTTAGCAGCATTTCTAACAGTATAATCATAGTGTATCTTAGCATCTTCCATTGCCTTTACCAATCTCCTTTGGATATATCCTGTTTCGCTGGTTTTGACCGCTGTATCAATAAGTCCTTCACGTCCTCCCATAGCGTGGAAGAACATTTCTTGTGGTGTAAGACCATTAATAAATGAATTTTCAACAAATCCACGTGCAGCAGGTCCATCATCATATTTATTGTAATGTGGTAAAGTTCTGTCAGTAAAACCATATGCAACACGTTTTCCATCAACATTTTGTTGCCCAACAGCAGCAATCATTTGTGCTACATTAGTATCTTTACCTTTAGAACCAGAACGCACCATATTAATCATACGATTATATTGGTGATGAATATTTTCAAGACCACTTTTTTCAACCTTACTTGCTGCACCATTCAAAATATTAATCATAGTTTGTTCGAAGAAATCTTGATTATTGAATATAGAGTTATTTTCCATTTGTTGATTACGTACTTTTTCAAGTTCTCCATACGCTTTTGTTTTCATTTCTGTAATAATATTTTTAAGAGTTTCTTTAGTTGTTTGTTCTACAACTAAATCACTAATACCAACACTAAATCCAGATGTTAATAACCATCTACAAATAAGACGTTGTAAGTTATCAAGGAAACGTCTTACTTCAAAAGGATTATAGTCATGGTATATAACTGGTAATAATCCATTTGACATACTATGGAATACATTTTTGTCTAAAATACCTGTAGTATGAACTGAATTATTAATATTGATAGTTTCATTTAATCTATTATTAATTTTGATATGAAGACCTGGAGGAATAATAGCAGAAGAAGCTTGACGCCCTGTGTATTCCCTTGTCTTTTTATCATTTGGTTCTTGTAAATTACCATCAAAATAACTATTAACCATTTGTAAATTAGCAAATGTTTTGTCATTTATTTTAACATCATCTTTTGTAAGACGGAAAGAACCAACCATAGTGTCTTGAACAACTTCAATAATCGGTTTTCCATCTTTTGGTCCAATAATATGATATGGAACCAAAGCAAAGTCTTTTAGTTCATTCATAGTTTGAACACTTTGTGGAACATGCATATTCATCTCCGTTAGGAAATCCCTCTAAGTTTCCCTAGAGGACGGACTATATCTTATGCTATCTCAGGTTGGTTAGACCTTCATTGATAACCCACCACCATTTAGTCTCTGAACCTTTTCCATAGTCTTACCATAACGACCTTAGGAACTTGGCTGCGGATTACCCATTGTAATATTTTCAACGTTTTTACCATACCTCCGATCTCTCTCCGGAGCCAATAAATACTTTCATATTTACCTTGGTAGTTGAAACTTTAGGGACTTCCCGCAATTTGATGATGTCGCATAATTTGTTTTTAATGTATAATATCATTTAAATATTTTTTAACTCTAATCATTGTATCATTGATAGATTCATATTTTCCTATAACAAAGTTTACTTTTTTACCATCTCTTTTACGTTCAAATATAACAGTAATCATATTTTTACGTATAGATATGTATTTGTCAATATTATTCTCATCTATATCATAATTAATACCAATTTTAATCTTATTGTTATAATGTTGTTCTTGTGATCTCTTCATTAGATTTATTTTTTCATATGGTTTAGAGTTATAATAATTTTTAATGCCGACTCCTATTTTCTCTTTTGTATCATTACTATGGTTATAATTATATGTTTTTATTACATTATCAATAGTGGTAGTAATACTATGTTTTACAGGCATATTTTTACCACCTATTGTTAAATTATAACCATTTGGATATAGAGTATTAAATTTATTAATATAATAAATTTCTTTATCATTTAATAAATTAGTCGGACATTTTTCAATTAATTCCACAATAAAGTTCTCTTTACCATATTTTCTAATAGAAGAGTTTAAATAAACACATTGGTTTTTTTTGGTATTACATAAAGCCTCACTTATATGATCTTTAAATCGACCAATATAACCATAAGGTCTATATCTATTATGATTTTTACGATGAGATAATGTTTGACCAATATAATTTTTACTTGTTATAGTATTTTTAATTATGTAAATATATCCGATAATATATTCTTTTGAATCTATAATTAAGTTTTCAGAGTTTTCCATATTAATTTAAATGATATTATTATTTACGCAAATTATACTAGACAGTTATATCTCTGGTTGTGATTACACTGTTATCCTTATTAAGTATTCACAACAACTTAATAAGCAGCTGCCTGTTGAGGACAAGACGTATATGCTTTAATGTTTATCCCCGTCGAAATCAGCATTGTAAGGTGACGTAACAAGAACATTCAACCTGAATGTCTGGTATGGCATCACCCGAACTCTATGACACATCATAGACATCTTATGTAGTGAAGGTTGTCTATTAAATAGCACGTAATCGCCATCTCTAAGATGTCTATCTACTACATCTCCTTCTACTAAATCTTCTGCAAGTTTTTCACGGTCACCATACTTGAGAGTATAAGTTTTACCGTCTATTTTCTTTCTAATATCTTTTGCTCCAGGCCATGTTAAAGGTCCGTTTATTACTAATTTTCTCATTTCATCAATATTATAAACATTAACTACTTCTGGAAAGGTAAGATTCATAGCAATCTTAATTGGAACTCCTAATTCATCAATACTAATGTAAGGATCTGGTGTAATTACAGACCGTGCAGATTGATCCACACGTTTTCCATTTAGATTACCACGGATACGACCATCTTTTTTCTTTAATCTATCAGAAACTGATTTTAATTTACGACCATTTCTTTGCTGAGCAGGAGGCAATCCAGGAATTTGATTATCCAATAGAGTAGCTATATGATATTGTAAAGCACCTGTTATTACATTTAAGTGGTCTTCATTAGCACCTTCTTTTTCAATACGATTCTTTAATTGAATATTTGTTTTGATAATATCACATAGTTTATGTGTTAAATCGTCTTCACGTCTAGCTCCATTTTCTTCAATAATAGAAGGACGAACTGTTGGAGGTGGAACAGGTAATACAGTATAAATCATCCATTCTGGACGATTAAACTTTGGATTAAAACCAAGCATTTCCATATCTTCTTCAGTAATTCTTTCAAAAATATGTAATACCTCTTCAGGTTGTAAATCCTTTTTAATAGTTTCCTCTGGTTCTTTCCATTCTGCTACTATTTTTAAAGTTCCTTCTCTTGAGTATCTATTCGGTTGAAGAGCACCACACCCAGGAGCACCATCATCACCACATCTTTTTAATTTTGTACTTGTGTTACAAAGTTTAAACATTTGTTCCCATCTCTTTTGTAAGTTTTTTGTTTGAGATATTTTCTTTAATATTTCATTATATTCTTCACCAGCTTCTGTTGGTGATACTAATAATCTTGAACATCTATAACATAAACATTTTAATAACTTTCTAATATTTTCATAAAATAAAGGTTGAAATACAGGTCTAGCTAATTTAATATGACCAAAATGACCAGGACAAAATATATTCTTTTGTTCGCAAGTTCTACACAAAGAATTATGTTCTAATACACCCATACGAGGATCAAACAGACCACAAGGAACTGGTTCATTACCAGCAT